AAAATCCTGGTGTGAATTTTATGACACCAGGATATGCTGCAACGACTTATAATAATGAAAATATTAAAAAACGGCTGCCGGTTGTCGAATATAGTCATAAAGCATCGCAAATAGCCCTAGCAGACCTAACTAAAACTAAAAAGGCCATACATCCTTTTAAAGATATATTAGATAAACAAGGATTACTATTAGATGATATCAGAGGTATTACTACTAGTAGTGCTAGAAGAGAATGGCCCAGTGCTGTATTTGGAATTAGTACACCAGGACCCATAGACAAACAAAATGGCGCAAAAAAGGCTAAAACAGGTAAGATAGATAACGAAGCTACAACTTTTGTTAGCAGACTAGGAGGTTCTAGTTTTGTTATGGATGACGGTGATGATAAATTTCTTAGAAAAAAAACAGCAGGCGAGGGTCCTCCAGAATACGTATCAGTTGAAGGAAAGGAAAAAGGTGGCGATGTTACTATTCCCCATAATGAACTAATTAGGCTAAAAACAAGAACTGGGCATCAAATATTATTACACAATAGCGAAGATTTGATCTACATAGGCAATGCTCGTGGTACTACTTGGTTAGAAATGTCTAGCAATGGTAAAATAGATATCTATGCAGAAGATAGTATTAGTGTTCATACAAAAAATGATTTAAATTTCTATGCTGATCGAGATATTAACATGGAGTGTGGGAGAAATTTTAATACCAAAGTTGGTGGCGAAATGCAGACTGAAGTAATTAAAGATCAAAACTCCATAGTAAAAGGTAATCAATCTAATTGGGTAGTGGGCAACGTCAATACTACTATTGATGGAAATCATTTACATAAAAATGGCGGTAATTTTGATTTAAAAAGTGGTGGCAATAATAAATTAACTGCTGGGGGCAATTCAGAGCTTAATTCTGGAGGCAATAACGTGATTACTGCTGGAGGAGCTCTTGATATTAAAAGTGGCGGCGCCAGTAAATGGACAGGCGGCGGTGCAACTAGTATTGGGGGAGCAAGTTTAGTACTCAGCGCTAGCACAATCAATCTTAACGGACCAGCAGCACCTACAGCAGCCACTGCGGCTGAAGCTGCTGAAGCTGAATTACCAAAAGTATTGAAAACCCATAGTGTACCAGATGAAAAGGGATCAAAATTATTTAATACTATTATGCGTCGTGTGCCAACACACGAACCTTGGGCACATCATGAAAATTTAGACCCAAAACAATTTACTCCTGAAAAAACAGACAGGGATATTGATGGGAGAAATGAAGAAAATAGTGAATCAATTTTATTAGTGGACAAAAATTTACCAGAATATTGGTCAGGGCAACCAGCTGACAAGCAAAAATATACCACCAGTACTGATACGTTTGCTAAAATTCAAAAGGAAGAATAATTATGGCTATTCAACGTCTTTATGAAAAACTAGTAGTAAAGGGCAAAACTCCTAAGGCAATACCTCCCTTGCCAAGAACTTATAGAGGGTTTAGCTCAGTGAGTACTGATACTGAATCATTTGCTCTTTATGATTTGGCCCTGATCAAACAGGACATTATCAATCATTTCCATGTGAGACAAGGTGAAAGATTAATGAATCCTGAATTCGGTACCATAATTTGGGATGTAATTTTTGAACCTCTAACTGATGAATTACAGGCTTTAATATTACAAAATGTTGAAGATATTATTAACTATGATCCTAGAGTAGTAGCCAATGACGTAATTGTCACTGCCTATGAAAGTGGTATTCAAATTGAGTGCAGTTTACTCTATCTTCCTTATAATGTGTCTGAATCATTGAGATTTAGATTTGATCAAGATAATGGATTAATCGGATAAACTAGCAGTTTATTATCTACTATAAATATCAAGTATAAGGACTGCCAATGTCATCCACCAATAGACAAAATAGATTATTAGTTGCCGAAGATTGGAAAAAAATCTATCAAAGTTATCGTAATGCGGACTTTAAAAGTTATGACTTTGAAAATCTTCGCAGAGTCATGGTGGATTATCTAAGAGAAAATTATCCAGAAGATTTTAATGATTATATTGAAAGCAGTGAATATCTAGCATTGATAGATATGATTGCTTTTTTAGGGCAAAGTATTGCATTTAGAGTAGACCTAAATGCACGTGATAATTTTTTAGAACTGGCTGAACGTAGAGAAAGTGTACTAAGATTATCAAGAACTATTGGATATAACGCCAAACGTAATCTTGCTGCTAACGGATTACTTAAATTTCAAAGCATCAGCACAACACAAGATATTATTGACAGTAATGGTAGAAATTTACGAGGTCAAGAAATAATATGGAATGACAATGCCAATAGTAATTGGTATGAACAATTTATCAAAGTAATTAATGCAGCATTGCCAGCAAATAGTCAGTTTGGTAATCCGAATAACAAAGCAGTAATTTATAATATACCAACAGAACAATATAGATTACAGTCAGCAAATAATATAATCCCAGTCTATGGATTTAGTAAAATTGTAGATGGAAGAAATATGAATTTTGAAGTTGTCAGTACTACCATAGAAAATGGCACTGACATTATGGAGGATCCTCCGCAAGTTGGGAAAAGTTTGGCATTTCTTTATAGAGATGATGGAAGAGGCCCTTCAAGTCCCACTTCTGGATTCTTTTTACATTTTAGACAGGGCAGTTTGAATACTGGTACATTTTCAATCTCAAATCCCAGTACTAACGAAATTATTGATATTGACTCTGACAACATTAATAATACTGATGTTTGGCTTTACAAATTAAACTCTGATGGAATAGAGTCAGAATATTGGGCAAAAGTCTCAAGTTTTGAAGGTAATAATGTAATTTATAATAGTCTAAAGAAAAATATTAGAAATATCTATTCAGTTATTACTAGGGCCAATGATAGAATTAGTATAAACTTTAGTGACGGTACGTTTGGTACATTGCCATTAGGTAATTTTAGAATATATTATCGTATCAGTAATGGACTTAGTTATACAATTAATCCTAAGGATATTAAAAACGTTGTCGTTGAAATTCAATATGTTTCGAACACCGGCCAAAGTGAAGTAATATCATTAACTATGGGATTACAATCTAGTATTAATAATGGTGCTCCATTTGAAAGTAATGAACAAATTAAGGCCAATGCTCCTGCCACGTATTATACACAAAATCGTATGATCACAGCAGAGGATTATAATATTAGTCCATTAAGTGTCAGTCAAGAAATAATAAAAATTAAATCTATCAATAGATCTAGTAGCGGTATTAGTAGATATTTTGATCTCAATGATCCAACTGGCAAATATAGTAGTACAAATTTATTTGGCAATGATGGTATTCTTTATAAACAAGAATACGAAGATAGTTTTAGATTTAATTATATTAATAAAACTGATATTGAAGGTGTAGTATATAATCAAGTTTTTAATGTTATTAAGGATTTAAACCTTCGTAATTTTTACTATGATAAATTTGGTAAAACAACTATTATCTTTTCTAACTTAACTTGGACTCAGCAGACCAAGGACACTAATCAATCTACTGGTTATTTCAAAGATTTTGCTAAAATAGTAATTGGCTCAACAAACAGTGATTTAAAAAATGTAGAACCTGGCGCTTTAATTAAGTTTGTTCCACAACCTGGATTTTATTTCAACACATTAGACAGTAATACTACTGTGAAAATTCCTAGTACAGGTATACCATTTGGCGGTGTCACATATATTTGGGCCAAAGTTGTTAGCATAACCAATGATGGCTTAGGCAATAAATTAGGTGAGGCAGATACAGGTATTTTAACAAATGGCAATGGAGCCATAACTTTAAATATTCAAGTGCCAACTAATTCACGATTAAACAAAATAATTCCAAGATGGAGAACTTCATTAGATACTAATACAATTTCAACTATTGTTGATTTGGTGTTTGCTAACAAGCCTTTTGGTCTTAGATATGATACAATATCTAAAAACTGGAAAATAGTATTTGAAAGTAATCTTAATATTGTTGATGAATTTAATACTGGCAAAGCTGGTGACAATGGTAATCAAAAACTAGATAGTAGTTGGCTATTGTTATTCACCACTGATACAGAATTCTATGTTGTTAAATCTAGAAAATTAAAATATGTTTTTGCAAGTGATAATCAAATTCGTTTTTATTACGATAGTAATAATAAAATTTATGATAGCAGAAGTAATTTAGTGGTCAAGGATCAAATAACAGTATTAAGCATCAATTCAGATCCTACTAGTTTAAAT